GTTTAATTCTGTTCACTGGAGCGTTTAATTCGAGGCGAAGATTGAACGACGTGGGGTTGAATTTGGTTGAACTGAGAGCGACGAAAGGTGGCGAGGTGGCTGCTTTTCGTCGCTTTTTTCGTTTGTGGGCTTTCCTGACGTGTGGGGTGGTAGATTGGAGGGCAGAGGAAAGAAAAGGCGCGAGAGGGGCTTAAAATGGGGAATTTGGGCGTATGGAGAGCGACAGAGAGGCGCAGGACGGGTGTTTGGGGCTGTATCTCGCCGCCCATGGGGCGTGTGGTGGGTGTTTGGCTGGGTGCAGCTCTACGGTGGCGCAGAATGGCGTTTAATGGACGTTTGAACAGTGTTTAATCGGTGGTTAAACGGCGGCCAGAAAGGCGGTGATTTGGTGCAGGGTGGCGGCAGCTTTTCCCTGCACTTTTCGTTTGTTTTTTGGTGTTGGGAGGACTATTGGGTGGACAGTTGGGAGGACATTCTGTTTGCGAATAACACCCCTAACTATCCTTTTAAAGAATAAAAAAGCGGCTTTTTGCGGAGAAAACACCCCTTTAATTACCATTTAACGCACGGGGCGAGAAATGGCGCAAACCCTTTATTTATCGGGGTTTGCGAGTGTTTAGCGGGTGTTTAATGATGAAATAAGCCTCGTTTTTTTATTCTGCTCGGATAACACCTATTACAATGGCTATCTGATAGATGCCACGGCGTGATATTTCAAAAGGTTTGTATTTCTCGTTCTCTGATACCAGTGTGATGCTCTCGTTGGTGGTTCCCTGCTCTACCTTTTTTATAAGTGCGCCTTGGTCGGTGTTGATGACATAGACCTTGCCCCACTGAAAGAATATATCTGTAAGCGAAAGCATTTTGCACGCCACCATATCGCCAGAATAATAGTGCGGTATCATGGAGTCGCCCCGCACGTGGATGAGAAAGTCGGCATTTCTGAACGCAGGCACGACGTAGCGGTCACATTCCTGCAAAAGCACGGTTTGTTCGCCTGCAAAATAGCCAGCCATTGCCTCTACTGGTATGAGTGGTATGCCCGTGCCGTCTTTGCTTGGTTCTGCCACCACGCCTGAACCTTTTAGCATATCACCTTTACCCGTAATAAGCCAATTTATATTTATTTCCGCAAGTGCGGAAACTTTCTCGACTACATCAAAAGACGGTTTTCCCTGTCTTTTACCTACTATATTATCAACTACAGACGGCGTTACACCTATTGCAGAAGCAAATGCGCTCTTATTACCATTGAATAAGGCGGTTATTATCTGGCTAAATCGTTCGTTAATGCTCATATCTCAAATTATTTCCTCAAATGCGTAAAATAAATGCGAAAATGTTTTGTATTTCCGCATTTGCGTATTATCTTTGCACCGTGTTAGTAATAACACAGCGGCCAAAGATAGTGAAAAAGGCCGAAAATCACGAATAATCACCATTAAAAGTTAATAAAGCAATGTTACAAAAGGAATTTGAAGCCCTGACGGGCAAGAAAGTGACGGCAGAGGAGTATGCCGAAATCGAGAAGGTGTACATGGCCATTGACAACATGGACAAAGAGGAGTTTTGCGCAGCGTGGAACGAGCAGAAGTTCGGCTACATCGTGGGCGAGCTTGTGAAGAGCGTGCAGGGACTGACGAAATGGCGTGACCACTGGAAGAAGCAAATGGACGAGGCGGAAGAAAAGGCGGAGGATGCGGCTTTCGTGCTGCTGAATGGTGCCAACGAGCACAACGACGAGGACATGAAAGAGGCAGCCATCGCGCTGGTGGGCATGAAGACAGCCGTGCGCATCGACGTGGAAAACGGCTTCAAGCTGAGCGAGGCAGAACGTGACTACCTATTAGAAAACTTATAATAACAACTAAAACACCATAACAATGGAAGCAACAAGAAAACAGATTGAGGTAACAAAGGAAGCACGCAAGGAGATAAAGGCGGCTTTCAAGTGTTCGGACATGGCCATCTGGCGTGCATTGAGCTTTGCTCTGGACACGCCTCTGAGCCTGCGCATACGTAAGTTTGCCATGCAGAAGGGCGGCGTGCTGCTTTTGCTGACCCCTGCCATGGAGACCATCCACGACAAGGACGGATATATGCGCCAGTATTTTGAGAACGGCGCAATGCTGGAGGCCGACAAGCACACGGGCACGGTGCAAGTGTTTGACAAGGACGGCACGGTGCGCCGCGAGGTGAAGCACTGCACCATTGAGCAGCTGTACGTGGAACAGACATTTGCAGGAGGGCTTTAATATGGAGTATTACGGTAACACGCTATGTATAAGCCACACAGAGCTGACGGCTGGCATTATGACAAATGACAGTTTGTTGAAGCTTGCGCAACGCGGTAAGGTAGAGCGCGTTCGTCGTGGCTGCAATGGTACTCCTGCGCTGTTTGCCGTGGATAGTCTGCCTTTGAAGTACAAAACGGAAGTTTACAGACGCTACCCCGACTTGCAGGAAAAGGCCGAAAGCAAACCCTTTGTGGAGAGTGTGCAGCCCGACGGCGAGGCCATGCAGTTTTACGCCGACTATGTGTTGGCCGACGGCAGGCACCTGAGCAACGAGAAGCAGACAGAATATGCCAACAACTGCGCCATTATGAACGCTTTCAGAGAGTGTATAGAGCGGGCGAACAGCCACCGCATACGTCAGAGCAAAGCAAAAATAAAGCTGGGCGAGTTTTGGAAGAAAGCCGCTGCGGCACTTCCGCGCATATCGGACACATGGCCAAACAGCCTGCCACAGAACGCGAGGCGACTGCACATGAAGTTCAACGAATACCAAAAGCAGGGTGCTGTGGTGTTCATCAGCAAGAAATTCCAGAACACGAACGCCGCCAAGGTGGCCGACGTACAGCAGGAGGCAGTGCTTACACAGATGATAGCCCACCACAACAACCTTGACAATGTGATGATAGCCGAATATTACAACAAGGTGGCAGAAATGCAGGGCTGGGCAGCGATAACCGCCAGCACGGTGGGCGTGTGGAAAGACAAGCTCGACCTTGTGACGGCAGCGGGCAGACGCGGCGCAACGAATTTCAGAAATGAAAGGAGCATGCAGGTGAAGCGCAGGAGACCAAGCGCGGCGTTCCTTATGTGGACGCTGGACGGCTGGGACTGCGAGCTGCTCTACCAGACCGTAAAGGAGGACGCGCAAGGCCACCACGTGACGACCTACTCAAACCGCCTGTGTCTGGAAGTGGTGCTCGACCCCTGCTGCGACTACCCCATAGGCTACGCCATAGGCACGCACGAGACCCCTGCGCTGATAACTGAGGCACTGCGCAACGCCGCACAGCACAGCGCGGAGCTGGCAGGCCAGATGCTGAGGGCAAACCAGCTGCAATGTGACCACTACGGCATAAAGGCCATGACCCCGCTGTATTTGGCCATGAGCGACAAGCTGACCCCTGCGAGAGTGAAGAACGCAAAGGCCAAAGTGGTGGAACCTTATTTCGGGTATCTGAACAAAACGTATTGCAAGCGGTGCAACAACTGGAGCGGCTACGGCGTAACGACAGACCCCAAGCGACAGCCGAACAGCGAGGCTCTGAACATGCTGCGCCACACGTTCCCCGACGAGCAGGGCGTGAGGGCACAAATCCACGCCATGATTGCGGCAGAGCGAAAGAAGAAACATGCGCAGATGATGGAGCTGCTGAGCAAACTGCCCACAGAAAGACGGCTACCGCTGACGAAAGAAAACTACCTGCTTTACTTCGGCGACACGACGGGACAGACAAACGCCATTTGTGGCGGTGGGTTGCGCCCTACGCTGTTAGGACTGAAACGAGAGTATGACACATTCGACCTGACATTCAGGCAGCACGCTGGCGAAAAGTGGCGTGTGCTGTATGACCCCAACGACTTGGGCGAGGTGCTGGCTGTTAATGAGGACGGAACGCTGCGCTATATGCTTACAGAAAAGTATGTGCAGCCTATGGCTTTGGCCGACCGCACGGCAGGCGACGCGCTGGAACTGCAAAAGGTGCATGACTTCAACGACCGACTGGAAGAACACGTGACGGGAGAGTTAGCCCGAACATGGGAAATATGCGAAGAGCTGGGACGCAAAGACCCACGAGTGGCAAACGAGTTGAACCGCTGGTGTCTATGCGACAGCAGAGGGCAGCACAAACTGCCACGAGAGCGCAAGCGGCTGGGCATAGAGGACGCAAAGGCGGTGGAAGTGACGGCACCCACACCTGCCCCTACACCGAAGCAGGAGGAAGTGAACGACTACTCCATTTTCTAAACATCAAGTAAATAACGAATAAAAAGCATACAACATGACAAAAGACGAAAAGGTACAGATAGCAGAACGCCTTAAAAGTTACTGCGCACAGAAAGGCAGCCAGAACAAAGCCGCAAAGAGCATGGGCATCAGCTCTGCCACGCTGAGCAAGGTGCTGAACAATGACTGGGACACAATAAGCGACGACATGTGGCGCAGCATCGCGGCACAGACAGGCCAAGAAGGCACGGCATGGGTAACGGTGGCAACCAGAGGCTTTGAGCGTATGGGCTTCATACTGGAGAGTGCGAAAAACGAGAGCCTCGCCATGGCCGTGACAGGTGAGGCAGGCTGCGGCAAGACGGAGGCCATAAAGCAGTACACGGCACAGCATCCCGCCACTTATCACCTCTGCTGCTCGGAGTACTGGAACAGGCGCACGTTTATCGCCAAGCTGCTGCGTGCGTTGGGCAAGGACATGGCAGGAACGGTGAGCGAGCAAATGGACGCCATCGTAGAAGAACTGCAAGCGGTGGAAAAGCCGCTTGTGGTGCTGGACGAGGCCGACAAGCTGAGCGACCAAGTGCTCTACTTCTTCATATCGCTGTACAACCAGCTGGAAGGTCAGTGTGGGTTGGTGCTTTGCGCCACCAACTTTCTGGAGAAGCGCATAACACGCGGCGTAAGGTTCAACCGCAGGGGCTACCAAGAGATTTACAGCCGCATAGGCAGAAAGTTCGTGAAGCTGCAAGTGGTGAACGACGAGGACATCGCGGCTGTGTGCAGAGCCAACGGCGTGACCAGTGCGGCAGACATCGGCACAATCATCAAGGACTCGGACAACGACCTGCGCCGCGTGAAGCGTGCGTGCTGGACAATCAAGAAAGGGGGCAGGGTATGAACGGCGAGGAGATAGGCTGGAACAAACCGCAGCGCGTGACCATAGGACTGCCCTCAAAGATAGTACCCCGCATCATGGACGAATGGCTGTACAGGGACGCACCCGTAGTCATGACCGTGAGGCGAGCGAAGACAAAAGGGCTTACATTGCTGATAATGGAACTTGGCAAGGAAGACGCGAAAGGCATGATATTCGCGAGCTGGTGCATCCAGCAGGCTGGCGGTACTGCCAAAGTGGACATAAAACCGTTATAACGACATGGCAAGGGCGATAAGTAACAAGAATGTTTTGCAGGCAAAATTCGACGTGGCCGACTTCGACGGTGCGTTTCTCGCCAGCTTCGGACGACCAGAGCTTCGCGGCGAATGGCTGATATACGGCGGCAGCGGTTGCGGAAAGACCACGTTTGTGATGCAGCTTTGCAAATACCTGACCCGCTTTCGCCGTGTGGCATACAACTCGCTGGAGCAGGGTCTTTCGCTCTCTCTGCAAAAGGCATGGGAGCGCGTGGGCATGGAAGAAGTTGGCACACGTATCATCCTGCTGGACAAAGAGAGCCTGAAAGACCTGACGGCGAGGCTGAGGAAGAAGCAAAGCCCCGACATCATCGTAATAGACAGTGTGCATTACTGGCTGGGGTTCAAAATGAGCGACTACATGAAGTTACGCCAGCAGTTCCCCGACAAGCTGTTCATCTTCATAGCCCACGAGCGCAAGGGCGAACCGAAAGGCAGCCTCGCACAGAACCTGCGCTATGATGCAGACATAAAAATAAGAGTGGAGGGCTACAAGGCGTTTACCACCACCCGCTATGAGGTGGCAGAGAAAAAGGAGGGCGGCGCGGACTTCATCATCTGGGAGCAAGGCGCGGCAGAATACTGGGCAAACATAACAAACAAATAAAGCTATGACAAAAGAGAACAAGACAATGGACGAAATACACAGAGGGCTGCTCAAAAAGTACCACACCCTCTGCACTGTGCTCGGACTGAGCGCAGAGGAAAAGTCCGCCATTGCAGAGAGCTACGGCGTGGAAAGCAGCAGGGACATAGACACACACGACCTTGTGAACATCTGCGCGAAGCTCTCGGCACAGGCCAACGAGAAGCAGGGCACGGGCGACATGGACAAACTGCGCAAGCGCGTTATGGCCGCCGTGGGCAGCTACCTGAGAAAGACAGGACGCAAGAGCAACGCCACGGTGATAAAGGCGATAGCGTGCAGAGCGACAGGTCACACGGACTTCAACAAGATACCGCGCGAAAGGCTGCGCAACCTCATAGGGCTGTTTAACAACAAGGTGAAAGACAGCGAGGCGGTGGACATCATCGCGGCAGAACAGGACACGGCTGTGGTGGATATGGGCAGCGTGTTCGGTTTTTCGCCGCAGGGCGAGGCATAAGGAAATATATATAACGAACTTAAAAAAACAAGGTTTATGTGGTTAAAGGAAAGTAACAGAATGAAGCACTTCGCTTATGCGATACCGTGCGGCTTTGTAGGCACGGAGCTGTTTGTGCTGGGCTTGGCCATCGGCATGGAGTTCAAGGACAAAACGTACGGCGGGCAGTTTGACTGGTTGGACATCGCCGCCACGTTGTTGGGCGGCATCGTCGGGCAGCTGCTTCAAGTGGGGTTAATCATGGCATTGTATAACATCTAAACGACAAGACAGGATGAAAAAGTATTTTAAGTGTTTGGGCATTGCGCTGGTGTATGCGCCGTTTGCCATTACTGGCATTATCATCATAGCTGTGGGCATGGTCAGCAAGGTAGCGGGTTATGCGCTGCTCGGCGACTTTGAGCATGCTACGGACGAAATAAAGCAAGTGAAACTGCTATGAGCAAGGAGCTGGAGAAAGCCCAACACGCCATCCGTGAGCTGACCGTGAAAATGAGCGGTACGGAATACGAGGAGTTTATGCGGCAGCTGGCGGAATGGACGGACTATCAGGCAGAGGTTGCCAACTGGCATGAAAGTGACGAATAAACAGCATTTAATAAACCATTAAACAGTATTTAGAACAATGGAAAACGAAAAGAAAGTACAGGTCGAAATGACCGCAGAACAGGCCGAAGCGTTTGCCGCTTTTCAGGCCAAGCAGAAGAAAGAGGCAGAAGCCGCACAGCGCAAGGCTGACCGCGAGACTTATGCCAAAATGGTGGACGAGGAGGTGGCGGCAGCCATACCAGAGCTGCGCCGTCTGAGCGACGACATCAAGGCGGTAAAATCCAAGGTGTACCAGAACTTTGCGCAGGTGCTCGACATCAAGAGCAACGTGCTGGGCATAACCAAGGACACACAGCGCACACACACCTTCACCCATTCGGACGGCAACATGCGCCTGACATTGGGTTACAACTGCATAGACGGCTACCGCGACACGGTGGAGGACGGCATCGCCATGGTGAAGCAGTACATCGAAAGCCTCGCCACAGACGAGAAGACAAAGAGCCTCGTGTCCGCCATCATGCGCCTGCTGAGCCGTGACGGTATGGGCAACCTTAAAGCCAGCCGCGTGCTGCAACTTCGGAAAATGGCAGAGGAGAGCAACGACGACAAGTTCATGGAGGGTGTTAAAATCATCGAGGAGGCATACCAGCCCACCATGACACGCCAGTTCATCCGTGCCGAATACAAAGACAAGAAGGGACAGTGGCACATCATACCGCTGAGCGTGACAGACGCGGACACCGACGGAGAGGAAGAGGCAGAAGTAAAAAAATAAGCGTGCTACCTATGCATTCCCGAAAGAAGACAAAAGCAACACGCCCCGAATTTGTTAATAAAGCGTCGGCAAAGGTAACAAATTGTTTCGGGCAATGCAAAGAAAACACCACAAATCAACACTTGAGCGCATCAGAAAAGTGCGTGCGATAGTTGACCGCTACTATGAAGCAGGCAACAACAGCAAATGTTACAAGGCGGTGTGGCAGCGATATGTGTGCCCGTTGTACCCTATGAGTTACCGCACGTTCCTCAGTTATCTGGACATACCGACACCGCCGCCCCCGCCACCCACTGCACTGGAGCAGTCGCTCTTTGAATTTTGGGACGATATGCCAGTGTACGGCAAATGACACAAAAGGCTGCACCGCCAGAAATGGGGTGCAGCCTTTTGTGTAATATCGGCAGCACCTCAGCAAATCAAGCGAGCTTGTTTGCGTTCGGTTTGCACGATATTTCGTGTGTCTATACGCGGTCTATAATCTCCATGGTCGAAAGCGTGACACTTTGCTGCGGACGCTCTGCTGTGGCATCCACGGCGCGGGTTTGCCACCGTTCTATGTTCTCCATCAGTTCGCCGTGGTTGTGGTTTGTCGCGCTGGCGGTGAGCTGAAAGGCAGTGAAGCCAGTGCCGCTCAGTCCCTGCATGGCAGCGTTCACGCGGTCGATAAGGTCGAAGTACTGAAGGGCTGTGTCAATGCGCTTGTCGGCTGCGCCAGCGGTGTAAGCCTGCCAGCGTGTGACAATATGGAGGCGCACGGGAATGTCGGCCTCTCTCTGCCATCGCGAGAGCTGGCGCACCTCGTACGGCTCGAACTCAATAAAGACGGCAGGGAGCGGCCACGGTACAGAGGTGGCGACTTCGACAACGTGTTCGTTCCACAGGTCTATGAACTTAATGTCGGGGCAACGCTCGGCGATACGCTGGGCGATAGCCTTAAAAATCTGTTTTCTCATTTTCTTTGTTTGCTTTTAATGAATTGTGCAAGTGACATGCTGAACTGCTGAAGGTTGTCGTCTATCACGTTTTTAATGAGCTGCTGCGTTTCTTTACCGTCGCCTATGAACTGACGCTGCGGCATGTTGAAACGGCGTTTATGGGCGCGAACCTTATAGCGTTTCCCGTTTTTGCTTGTGCGGTAATGCGTCCTAACCGTGAGCGTGCCTTTGCCGCCTTCGTTATGGATCGTTGTGTAGGGCAGCGAAGAAGAAAAGCGCACGCCATGGCCGACGACCTCGCTTTTGATGCTTCGCCGCATCGCGCCCGTGACCACAAGGAGAGAGCCAAGAGCTTTCGGGTCTTTGCGCGGCTTCCATGCGTCGGTAAAAAAGGCTTTGCGCTGGAAGTTCTTGTCGAACTCGTCGGCAAGTTCCACACGCATATCCTTTAGAATGTTGGCTTCAAGCTGTTTGCCGTCTGGAATATTTGGCATATTGTTGAAATTATTGTTAATAACTTATTGAACTATGAGTAAAAGAACGTATCTTTGTGGCATGATAAACGAAAATAACCACATACCTGCTGAAGTAGTCCGTTATCAGAATGAAAACGGCTGCAATACTTCGGAGCTTGTCGCGTCAAATGCACAGGGCGATATTTACGCCCTTTCGCGCATTGATAGCGACGGTATGCCTGTACCTATCGGTCTGCCTTTATTTGTCATTGTTAAAAACGGCAAGGCTATTCTTGTTACAGGCTCAGAGGCTTTCAAACTCTCACACACCCTATTTACTGATAAATAGGTTCTTTAGTTTCGGGTTTATCAGTTTGTCGTCTATTCTCAGACATCCTACCATGTTAGGCTTCATAGCATCGAGGTAATAATGTACATCATCCTTACCGCTTTGAGGGTCAAAAAAGCGAATTTTACCACCTTTTACCTCTGCACAGAACACATGGGCACTGCCCCCTTTCCAAGCGCAGTAAATTTCATAAACCCCGTCGTGGCTGCACTTTTCGGCAAAGTATTCATCCAAACGCTTTCTTGTCATCGTCTTATACCCTTTTTTGTTCTTCCAGCTATAAGTATAGTCGTAATCAGGTTTTGAACCATCCAAGTTGGTGAAGCGTTCCGTCCAGTTTATACCCTGCTTCTTCATTTCATCAAAAGCACTGCCTTTAATGTTTGGCTTTGCTTCCATATCGAAGCCCAAACGGCGCAGCCAGTGTGTTACTGTGCAAGTCTGACAATTCACGCGATAACCGCCCCCCTTTGAGAAGTTCGGGTTCTCTTTGCCTTTATTTGCATTCTCGTAGTCCATTGCTTTGCCTTTGGAAATACCGAAAGCCGTTTCAATGTCAAGGTTGTGCTCTGCGACCGCTTTCTTTTCGTCTGCGGTGAGCGTGTCGGGCAGTTCCTTAATCATTTCGTCGATACGGCGTTTCTTTTGCTCTTCCTCGCTCATTTGCTTAATGACTTTCTTTGCCTTTGCTGGTGCCTTATAATAAGGGTGCTTGGGTGGAAAGAGTGCCATTTCAGTGCCAGCGTTGTAGCGGAACATCTGTTGTTTGAGCGTTTCGGTGGCCTCGTCGCCTAACTTCATGGCCTCTTTCGGGTCGGAAGGCTGGTATTTGGAGCGGCGCACCTGCACCGCCTGACAACGGCAGCCCCAACCGTTAGGCGGGTAGTATTTAGACCAGAACGGGTCGTCGGCAGGGAGCGTAATGCCGTCGAGAGCCGCATGGTCTGGACGTACACGGGAGTCCTGCGCCGTGCGGTACTGGAGGAAATAGCGGTCGGTGTCCTGTTTCAGGTCGTTCCACTTAACTGCCATGAGTGAAGAGCCAAGGGCGTGCTTATACTCAGCATTAAGCCAGTTCACATTATAGTTCTTGTTAATCTGCTGCACGTCTTTACGGAAGTCGTCGAAAGGCTTCACGTTCCCCTGGTCGTCGAGCATGGAAAGCCCAACCTCGCGGAGCGCGTGGAAAGTCTTCAAGCCAGAGAAGATGAAACCGTTGTTTTCAAGCGCATAGCGCAGCGTTTCGGGGACTTCATGCGGCACGGCAGCATCGACGGCACGGTTAATTATCCGCGTCGTCTCGTCAATGACCTTTCGGGCGCGTGGGTCGGTGAGCTGCGAGACATCAAAGCCGCCAGCGTCATATACCATTTGTGCGGCATCGTCGAAAAGAGCCGCATCGAACACGGGAGCCTCGCCGCCCTCGCCGTGTGCCAGCGTGAGGGCATCGTCCTCGTAGAGCTGGAGCAGTGCAGAGTGAAACGCCCCGTAAGAGCTGCGCAGGTCTGCGGCCTGCGCGGGGCTTATCTGAAAAAACTGTCTGGCTGCGTCTTTGCCTGACGCACGCCCGTGATACCCACATTGTATT